CGATGCTGTCTTGTACAGTAGAATCTATATACTGACTCCTGCCATCAACCTCATTCCCAAACGGCTCGGAATAATAATACTTCATCGCCTTTGATCTCTGAGCCGATAACTGATCCCCGAATCCCAGGGCATCAGCAATCTCTGCATCAATTCTCCCTACAATATCTTCCTCTGTAACTTCCTTATCCTTCATAGCGGTTTCCCTTGCTTGAGTTCTGACTCGGTGTCAGATACTGTAGGTTGTTATATACGTGTAGACCCGATACGTTAACGCCCTGTAATGGTATTACGTGATCTACTGTCTTACCCTCAGGGCATTCCAAGTAGATTAGGTCAGTTAATTCATGAAGGTCCCACGTGGGTGTACGTTTGAGTTTCGCTGCATGTCTCTTGGCCTGTCTTGCAGCGTTCTTTGGATTATTCTTTCTGGCCCAAACCCTCCTGGTGGCGTTGTACCTCTCTCTGTTAGCCTCCCGCCACGCCTTAGAGGTTGCAGCAGCCCTCTCCTTATTGTTGGCCCTCCACTCACTAGATACCCTAGCCTTCTTTTCCTTAAACGATTCCATACGTAGGATACTCCAATGGTTTGTCCATGTTAAATGACCAGGTGTTGTCAGCCCCGGCTACTCCAAATCTACGGGACATAAAGCAATATCTCATAGCACTCATGCTATCATCTCTTATCGGTACTATCTTACCTTCGTTTCTGTGGTACTGCCTGTACTCTTGAAGCAGGTGTGTCAGGTTAACATTTATCTTTAGCCTTCCTTCCTCGAACCAGACTATCATTTGCTGGATGCCTTCCTCAACCGAATTCGACCCTTTTTCCTTGCCCAGTGCAGGGGGATTAGAGAAACAATCAAGCATAAAGTTACAACCGACACTACGATATTGATCACCCATACCAGGATTGCCCATACTGTCTTTTCTATTCCCATCATGAGGGTAAGCGATGGGTATGAATGACGGTCTCCGTAAAATTTCTTTCGAGTGTTCAGTTGCTGACCTCTTGTTGGCGTTGTAAGCGTCATACACGTAGAAGATGTCGTTCTCTATATCGTGTGCTCCCCATACAACAGCGGTATCATGTTCCCATCCGAAATCTATCCCGGCTATTCTAGGCCAGTGATCCTCTATCTCCACGTTATCATACGTGGTTAACTCTTCCGGGAACGGGAAGACTAAGCCTGATCCAATCACAGGTTTACCGTACTTCCTCATTTCTCTTTCATGTGGCGAGTATGCTGCCAGAATCTGATCCATTGTCTCGTGATCCAGATGTCCTGGTTTACCAAACATTGATCGTGTGTCTTCCGATGCATCGTCCCACGTAGCATTAGTCAGACTCTGGCCTTTCTTAATATTGTTCATAAAGGCACTGACTGTCTCAGTCATGCCCTTCTCAGGGGTGAACGTCAGGTATACCATACCACGGCGATCAAGGGTCCTGGTTACGCTCTGGCTATACAAGGTACGGTCAGGCTCTTCGTCAAGCCAGATACAATCTACCGATCTACCCATCCACTTCTCGACTCCAGACTCATACGACTTGAAGTGTACCGTGGAGTTATCTCCACAGGAGTGGCGAACAAGAGCCAGGGATTTAGCGTTAGGCACCCCTGGTTTACGCTCTGAGGAGATTATGTTATCTCTAGGTACACACCCAGTGCCCCACGCTGTGGGGTCCTCTGGAGGGCCTAGGAGTTCGGCCTGGCATATGTCCCTGGTAGACTCATTACTGACTCCACCTACCCAGGCTGTGATGGCGTTCCTGTACTTCCTTCCCTTCCACCAGTCAGGGTATATCCCGGTCAAGTGCATAGCCATCTCCATGGCTCCAGAATATGACTTTCCTATTCTGTTGGCACACATCAAAAGCCTTTGGTTATGGCCCATCCCTGTGTCGTGAAACTCCTTCTGGAAAGGGTATGGATCGTAGAATTCGATCCTGTTATAACGCTTTCTGTGTTGGAGTTCCTTTGCTCTTTCAATGGCTTGCTCTAACTGCTCTCTTGATTTCATTCCATTACTGTAAAGTCGATGTTAAGGATTCCAACTCAGCCATTAACTCTGCTGTAGTCTTCTTCTCTACATGGGTAACCTCAGTCTCTGTCTTCTCCGTTGGCTTAAACCCTGCTCTGTCCATGAGGTCCTTACAGGCGTTCAAACGAACAGCCTCAGACTCTGCATTCTGTGCAAGGTTCATAATGTTATTGATTGCTATAGGTACTGACTCTGCCAGCATAGCCTTCTGGCCTGCATCTATGTGTTTCCTTAACTTCCTCTTCTGATCGTAGCCACGCTGCTTAGGGGCTCCGTAACCGGCATGTTCTGCTGCCTTGGTAGCATTGCCTGATAGAAGGTAATAGTCCAGGAACTTCTCCTGTTGTGCTGTGATCTTTCTTTCACTCATGGTGAATCATCTCCCCAAATTAATTCAGCGATAGTATACAATGAACCTGCTCCTTTGGCTGTTACTGCTGCTGCCTTACCTATGGTCTTAGCCTTATCTTTGGTAGTGGCGGGTACGGCAAACCTCTCTTCCATCACCCTCTTTATCTCTCCAGCCACCTCTGTCTGGGACTTGTTACCACGGGCAGCAAAGGCAGACGATGGGTCTGTGGACTGTGCTGCTGCTATCTTACCATCTGCCTTGGTCATGCCGACCAGATCAACACCAACCCACTCAGTAGGGGAGTCAACCAACTTATCCACGTTCTTTCCAAAGCCTAACTTCATGTTATCACTCACAAACATGTGACCATTATCTAATGATCCTTCCTTGATCAGGAATGTGGTATCGTAATGAGCGAATAACCTGTCTTGCCCTAAGGTCCTACCATTAAATGAAATGTACCCATCGGATACCTTTGCACTACCCATCAGGTGATCAATGTCTACTATAGGATTATTCTTTAGAAAATCCTCCTTAGCCAAAGCAGCATCGTTTAACGCCCTGTCTTTAAATTCCCACTCTGTGGACTTCCTTTCTCTTATGCTGCCATCCTTATTCTTTTTAGACTTTATTCTAAGTTGTGCTATCCTGCTAAAGACAGATTTATCAATAGCATCTAACTCATTACGAACCCCTCTATTATAGATTTCTGCCGACTTCCTCAAATTGTCCATAGTGAATGGCATGTCATCTGGCATACTACGCCACAACATAGCAGCGGTAGCAGTAGGATCGTACCTACCTTCCGATCCATGTAACTGTTGTTGGCCGGGGGCAAAGTCATCATTAGTTGTTGATGCATGACCCGTCTTATAATTTGGTGGATCGTATGTGCCATCAGCCTTTTGTACCATAGGCTTTGTACCGGCACCTGGCTTTGTTGTCACATTCGGAGTGAAGATTGCATTTTTGCTAACAGTGTTAGGAACCCCTGTACCCTCATTATAAACCTTTAGGTTTAGAGATACAGGCTTGCCATCAAGGCCTAACCTAGTCGCTGTAGGGATAGATAAGTGATTCTTAACAACGTCAACAGGGAGATCGGTATCCAACATCTGCCTGAGTGGTATACCAGAAATAGCAAGATCAGTGCCATTTACCGTGGCAGACCTGGGTACTAATAATTCTGCTAGTTCATCATGCAGAAAGGGTTTGTTAGGGAAATACTTATCAGCCATGACCCTAAGGTACTGTGCTGCCGATATGATCTCATTGTTGTTCATACCGTCACCAGGAGTATCGGTATAGTGCTTGAAGTTCGCTATGAACTCATCCCTTTGAGCGGGGGATATACCATGCCTACGGTATAGAGCATCTGCCTGGGGGCTTATAAGCCTTCTACCAAAGTTCTTTATAGCCCTACTCGGCATAGAGAAAGCCCTGGCTATCTTAGACTGTACGCCACTATACCAATCCTTGCTCTTATCTACCTCCTCTCCCGCTTCTTTGGCTGCCCTTACTTCCGCTGCCGTGGTTCTCTGTGTTATATTCTGACCAGCAGCGGTGGCATTACGTACAGGCTTTAATACGGCATGCTTTGCTATCTGACCAGCACCAGAGGTCTCCATAGCAGCCATTCCTGCATCACCCAGTAGGACATCATCACCATTCACATAATCCCTTACAGGTGTAAGCAGTCCATCCAGTACACCACCAACCAACCACTGTGGGTAGGTGAGTGGATTCCAGATAGATGCCTTATCCATCAGGTACTCACCACCCTTGTCTAGACCACGGGCTACATCGGGTAAGAAACCCTCAGCCCTAACCCCATCCCCTTTTATCAAGGGTTGGTTGTACATGCTGGACCAATCCTCTACTGTTCTAGGTACAGTACCCTCTGGGTACATCTCCCTAGCCATCAGTATCGGTCTTCACGTATAAGAGCCCCCAGTACCACATAGCAGCCTAAAGCCCCTACGAGGTACAAGAGCATTACAGCAGACTCTACGAATTCGTTAGACACAGAACGGCAAGAAGAGATACTGGCTAGCGAACACGAGAATTGTGGTCAATAAGGCGATCCCAAATCCGTTGGCTATCTTCCATAGTATATCTTTCATTAGTCAGACCTCTCTAGTTTCCAGACCTTGACATCCTTGTTCACCACCTCAGATTTGAGGCGATAGTTGCAGGCTAGATCAAGAGAGTAATCAGACGGTTGCCCGTATACCCCTGGGGTTCCACTGACTCTATCCCAGCATGAATCTCCTGCATCTACACCTACTGAAAAGTCGTGGTTGAATTTTGTTAATTGTGCTGCTGGTATGGCTAAGGTTCCTACATACGATAGGGCTAGCCACCCCATAAACGTTAGTGCTGTCATCTATTATCCTCTCTGGTTATGGGCTTGTACCCTTTAAATAATTTGTCAAAACTTCCACGTAAAAATCCCATAACCTTACCATCCTCACGGTAGGTCATGCCTACATCTAAATCTTCTGTTATTGGTGCTGCCATTATAACTTCATAGTGGTCATCTTGTATGTATTGGAAGTTGGCAGTAAATGGCAGGTTCATCTTCAATCCGTAGGCTGCACTTACGGTTACAAGTGCCAGCATAAACACAGCAAGTTCATCATCATATTTTTCATGGAACTTCTCTTCCTTTACTTTCCAGGCCAAATCGCTGCAAATAGCAGACCCACGACCATTCCCTGTGCCGACAACGCCCCGGTATTCACAGGCTATATTTCCGAACCTACGTGCCTCAGCAGTAGTGCCGTTCCGATTGTACTCACTGACTACCACAGGTTTACCAAGGGTAAGGGCATGTTCTATTGCAGCCCGGAATTGTGCTTCAGTCTTATCGAATCCTGTCTGTAGGTAAATTATATCTGCCTGTACAAGGTACGCCTCATTACCTGGTACTCTGGTCAGATGTACTCCAATGGGCTTGTCAGTCTTCAGCCTCATTCTTTGGATGATGACGTTAACCTCTGGCACTGAGTAGTATTCATTACATTCCAGGCAGGCAACGTAGTGAGATACTTTACCATCACTGGCAGCAATCACCTGATCGTTGTAGTCTAACTGGTTGCCAAGACCAAGGGCATTAATCTCAGGGGAATCATCACCCCTCATCCATATTACAGGAGCCAGTCCAGCAGCGTTAAGAGCATCAAGGCGTTCACCCCATTGTGAATTAACTCCGTCAACTATGCCCCAATCCTTATCCGTATTCCTCGCTAACATGTCAAAATGGGTATCCCCATTACTGAGAACTATGCTACGTACTTCCTTCCTCCACTCATCATCCCTGTCTTCTGACAGGTAGGACAAGGAGGAGAAGGCTTTACCATCTACTAAGAAGGATGACTTGAAGTCAGCCTCTAGTTCCGGGCTCTTTGCTATGATCCACACTGTCACGAAAAGCGACAAGGTAATCAAGAGCGTTTTGAACATCTTCAAGTTTGTCTCCTAGTTTGCCTATACCCAAATTACAGTCCCTACAGAGCAATCCCCTGACCGACTCTATACCATGTCCTTTGTGGTCGTGGTCTACATCAAGTGACCACTTCTGTTCCATTTGGTGTTTCCCACAACAGGCACATCTACCACCCTGTTCCTTGTACAACTCATTGTACTGGGCATTGGTGATTCCATACTTCCTGTTAAGGTGGTTCTCCCTATACAATTCCTGCCCTCTTTCGGACTTACGCCATGCTTTGGCATATGCTTTACGATCTCTGGTTGCCATACTGCTCTCCTATAAGGTGGACATCCATGTCCATGAGAGCGTCCTTGCTATGCTATTACAATGCTACTGCCACAACCACAGGATTGTGTCCCCTTGGGTGGGCTTACTACAAAGGAAGATGATAGACCATCCTGGACGTAATCCAGACTACCACCTTCTAAATATGTTTTCGATGTCGTGTCGGCGAACTGGATGGAGGAGTTCCCAGTCTTTTTTGTACTCAATTCTGAAATACTCCTCAGGCCCACCTTGTCCATAGTAATGGTTGCTCCGCTGCAACCACCTGTCTTTAAACCAATCTCTAAGTACTCTCCAGGTCCTAGTACACAGTCCAACTGTTGCT